ACTCCAAATCTAATATGTATCATGATTTATTGAGTGAAAATTTAAGATGGTATCCAAAAAAAGAAAAAATAGTGCCAAGAGATATTTTGATTACACCAAAATCTTGCTATTGGTGGTTTGTTGGAGACGGTTATACAACTGATGGAAATGTTTATTTATGCACAGATTCTTTTACAAAAGAAGATAATCAATTTTTAGTAGAAAAATTAAATAAAAAAGGATTTAAACCATCAGTAACAAGTAGAAATAGAATAAGGTTTGATAAAAAAGATACAATTGCTTTTTTGAAATGGATTACACCCGAAAAAGGAATAATGGAACAATACAAATATAAGTGGGAAATATGATAGAAAAAAACAAAATTGCCCTGGTTACGGGCGTTACAGGACAAGATGGTTCTTACCTTGCGGAACTTCTTTTAGAAAAAGGGTATGAGGTGCATGCAACAATGAGAAGAGCAAGTACATTCAATACAGAAAGAATTGAACACATAATGGACCACGAGCGACTTCATCTTCATCACGGAGATGTTACAGACCCCTCAAACATTATGAGGCTTATTGCAGAGACTCAGCCAGATGAGATATATAACCTGGCAGCTCAATCGCATGTTGCAGTTTCTTTTGAAGTACCTCACTATACAGCAAATGTAGACGCACTTGGAACGCTTACTATTCTTGAAGCAATGAGAGCGCATTGTCCTGGTGCTAAGTTTTACCAAGCATCAACCTCTGAATTATATGGAGGGCTTGAGTATAACAAGAACAGTGAAGGTTTTTATGACGAGAACTCTCCGATGCACCCAAGAAGCCCTTATGGCTGCGCTAAGCTTTATGGTTTTTGGATAATCAAGAATTATCGTGAATCCTATAATTTATTTGCATGCAATGGAATTTTGTTTAATCACGAAAGTGAGAGAAGAGGTAAAACATTCGTTACAAGAAAGATTACAACCAACATGGCTCAAATCAAAAAAGGCAAGCGTAAGGTTTTGACTATTGGCAACATGGAGGCAGAAAGAGATTGGGGACATGCTCAGGAGTATGTAGAGGGAATGTGGAGAATGTTGCAGCAGGATAAGCCAGAAGATTTTGTTCTTGCAACTGGTAGAACTTATAAAGTTCGTACATTTATTGAGATGACAGCTAAACATCTTGGTTGGGATATTGAATGGAGAGGTGAGGGTGTGAATGAAAAAGGTTACGACAAAGAATCTGGAGACCTGCTTGTAGAGGTGGACCCAAGGTATTTTAGACCAGCAGAAGTTGATAGGTTAATTGGAGACCCATCAAAGGCAAAAGCGGTTCTTGGATGGGAGGCAAAAGTTGACCTTGACGAACTTGTTGAAAGAATGGTTAAATATGATTTAGAACATGAATAAAATATTAGTAACGGGCGGGGCTGGGTTTATAGGAACTCACTTGGTAAAGCATTTAAAAGAAGAGCATCCTTATGCTGAAATAATGGCTCTTGATAATTACTTCACAGGGAGTAGAGATAATCACATTGATGGCGTTCACTATGTTCATGGAAATACTTGGGAAATAAAACCTTAGATTTGTAACAACTCAGTTTAACCCAAACATCGTATATCACCTTGGAGAATATTCAAGAATTGTCAAAAGCTTTGATGACATAGAGTATGTTATGAAATCAAATCTTCGTGGTACATCTGAAGTTATTGAATACTGTAAAAGAAAAGGTGCCAAAAATAATTTATTCAGCCAGTAGTTCTAAATTTGGAAATGGTGGTGCAGATAAAAAAAAGAAAACTTGAAATTAATTAAATTTTTTTTGTATATTTGTCGTATACTAACAAAAAGAGGCCTGCTCATCCCAACCACACTTCGTGATGATTGGGTTTCCGCAGACAAAAAACATTATGAAAGAAGGCAGGCCAATTACTGTGGTTTCTCCTGGAACTCAATCAAGAGATTTTACACACGTTGAAGACGTTGTTCGTGGAGTTGAGATGACAACTCACATGAATTTAAACAGAGAGTGGATGCTTCGTTCTGGGCAAAATGTTGAATTGATTGAACTTGCCAAGAAATTTAGTGATGATGTAATCATGATTCCAGAAAGAAAAGGAGAAAGATTTACTTCAGAAGAATTTCCCTCAGATACAGAGAAAGTTCTGAATTGGAGACCAGAAAAGAGTCTTGATGAGTGGGTTAAGATTTTAAAAAGTAGATAAATATTTGTTTGGTTGCCTTTTTTTTCTTTAATTTGCACTTAGAAGAAATAATAAGACAACAATTTATGAAATTCAAAAAACTAACAGAGGATGATATTCTTCATGCGAAGGAGATTTATTATTCATCCAATTTAGCTTATGACGAAAGGATAAGTGAGTTAATGCAATTTTTCGGAAAAGGCGAAAAAACAACTCGAAACTGGCTTGTAAAGCTTGGAATTAAAAAAACTGCTACTGAGGATTCACCCCAGTTCAAAAAAGCTAAAAAGAAAAAGATTAGCAAAAAATCTAAGAGATTCATATTTACATGGGCACAAAACAACACTCCAGTACACGAAGTGTTTCTTAGAAATATCGAAGCTTATGCAAAAGAGATTAACGCAGAAGTTCATATAATAGCTGGTAGATACAAAAATCCAACATCTGTATTTGATGATAAAGATTTTGAATCATGGCACTCAAGAGTAGAGCCTTATTTATTTGCCGCAAGACAAAATGCTCACAAGCGATTGATTGTTTGTGGTGATGTCAAAATTTCTCCTACAGCCACAAACCCAATGACAGCATTGGAAGGTTTTTCTGGACCAGAATCATCTATATTTGGACACCCTAAGATGCAAATGAAAATGGTTTCTGCATTAGAAGGTACAGCACCAAAGATGATGATGACAACTGGAGCTGTAACTTTAGAAAATTATACAGACTCAAAAGCAGGAAAGAAAGGAGAGTTTCACCACACCCTTGGTTTTGTTGTTGTTGAGATTAAAGATGAAGAAGTTTTTTACACAAGGCAAGTCACTGCAACGGAAGATGGTAATTTTAACGACCTTTATTATAATGTGTCTTTTGATGGTGGTTATGAAGAGGTTGATTTAATACCTGGCCTAACATTTCAAGGAGAAGAGTTGATTGGTAAAACAGTTATAAAGAGAAATAAGTCTATTGATGGCGCTATTCTTGGGGATATTCACTTTGGCGAAACAGATAAAGATGTAATGAATACAACTTTAAATGTTTTGTTTAAAAAGCTGAAGCCTAAAGAGGTAGTTCTTCATGATGTTTTTGACGGACACTCTATTAGTCATCACGACAGAAAGGATGCGTTTGCTCAATACAAAAAGGAAATCTCTGGAAAGAACGACCTTAAAAAAGAGATTGATTTTATGCTTGATGGCCTTGAGGCATTCAGAGAATATAAGACAGTCATAGTTAGAAGTAATCATGATGATTTCCTTGACAGATGGCTTAGAGATGTTGATTGGAGAAAAGAGTCAACAATGAAAAACTCTCTTTGTTACATGAACTATGCGGCTTTGTTGCTTGGGGAAGATGCTCCAGATGGAGTTATTCCTTATTTGATTAACGAAAAGTTTCCTAATTTCATTACACTGGGCAGAAGCCACACTCATAGAATTCATGAATGGGAAGTTGGACAACATGGAGACATCGGAGCTTCAGGTAGTCGTGGGTCAATTGTTCAGTTTAGAAAGTTGAGTACAAAAATGATTATTGGACATTCACACTCTCCAGGCCGTATGGATGGAGTAATTCAAGTAGGAACTTCTACAATTCTTAGAGTTGGATATAATATTGGAGCAAGCCCGTGGTTGCAATCACACTCAATTATTCACTCAGATGGAAAAGCCCAGCAGATACACTTTATACGAGGGTGTTTTACCACTTTAGATTAAGTTTTTTCTCTACATCTTCGTTGTAGTTAATAGTTATTAAAAGGATATTGTTTTTTTCACAATATCCTTTTTTTATATTATCATTAATAATTCTTTTTTTGAAACCAAGTCTACCCCCAAAGTGTTCAATTGGTTTATAATGTTGCATTCCATTGTATTCAATGCATATATTATATTCTGGTAAATAAAAATCGAAAGGTAATTGCAATATATTTTTGCAATCTTTAAATTTATATTGCGAGATGAAATTGACTTTATTTTCATTTAATAAATTTCTGATTTTTCTTTCTCCTTTAGATTCTTTACATATAGGACACCCATTTCCGTTTTTATGATTATTTGGAGTTTGTCTCCACCTTCCATGCTCTGGACATATAATATTAACTTTTGTATGAGCATTAATATAGTTAATTAAAGAATAATTATATTTATCTCCATGTGTTTCTTTAAATTGCTCCACCACTTTTTCATTATCTAATTTCTCAAGTCCAGCGCATTTTTTGCAACCACTACCTAATTTGTGTATTCCTGGAACTTGTTTAAATACTCCATGTTCTGAACAAATTATTTTTACTTTAACATTATCTCCATTGTAATCAATTAAAGAATAATCATATTTATCTCCATGTATTTTTTTAAATTGCTTTAAAACTTCTTTTTTAGTTAATTTGTTATAAATACACTTAGGACATCCATTACCTCTTTTGTGATTTCCAGGCAACTGTTCAAACTCATTGTGTTCTGGGCAAATTATTTTAATTTTAGTTCTTGCGTTTGTGTATTTTGTGTTTTTATAATTATAGCGATTTCCATGAATTTTAATCGACTCTTCTATAAACTTATTTGTTTTCATAATTTATAAATAGGTAAAAATTTTATTTATATAAATACACTTCATACGTGGAGGATATACAACATTTGAATAAGATGAAAGAGGAATTTGATATTCCTCTTTTTTTTGTTTAAATTTCTACAACTATTTACCAGGACATTATAAATTTAGAAAATGAAAACATTAGGAATTAGCATTGACGGAGTATTGAGAGACCTTCATAGTGCGTTTGATAAACAATACAGAAGTAAATATATCCACAATCCATCTCTTGTAGAGATGAACAAAGATATGACTGTAAAGGAGAACACTGAAGAAGAGTTGGAAAATCTTGAAAAAAGAATAAACCTTCAAGAGAAAGAGCTTATATCTCTTCCAGTTAATACATACAACTTGAACAACCACTACAAGTTCGGAGAGGAAATTGCTCTTGATGGAGAAACTGTATTATCACCAGAAGAGGCTCTTTTAAACTTCATGAACAACATCAAGCCCTTCAAGATATATGGAGACGCTGATGAGTATGAAGGAGCTTCAGATGCGCTAAACAGAATTCAGGCTTACGGGCTTCAAAATAATCTTTATAAAACAATTCTTATATCTAATACAGATAGTAAAGCGATTCCAGCTACATTTCACTTCCTTGCAAAGAATGCGTGTAGAGTTAGAAACATAGCATTCATTCAAGAGGATTATGAAAAATGGGATTATTGTGATATTATAATTGATTGTGTTCCTGAAGTTATTCAAAATGTACCAAAAGGAAAAACTATTATAAAAATAGAGCACCCATTTAATCAGTACGATGAAGTTGAACATAGCTTCAAATCTATTAGAGATGTTAACCCTTCTTTTATAGAGGATTTGTTTGTTGGAGATAAGGAGAAAAAATAATTTACCTCAATTTTCAAAAACACTTTGTTATGTCCATAATTTTTTTTAAATAGTATTTAGAATTACTTATTAAAAAATTACACAATGGCAAAAAACAAAAAAGATTCAAAAAAGAAGACTGTTACAAAAACGACTACAACTGTAGTTACAACTACTACCACAACGGTAGACAAAAATTTAGACACACACTATTTATTAGTGTTAGATAGAAGTGGTTCTATGAGCTCTTGCTGGAATTCGACAATTAGCGGATTAAATGAACAGCTTGGAACAATTAGACACCTTGAGGAGAAATATCCTGAACAAAGATATTTTGTATCTCTTGTTGTGTTTGATACAGAAATTGACACAGTGTTGGAAAACGAACCTATTTCAAGTGTTAAAAACTTTGATGGTACAGAGTTCCCTCCAAGAGGTGGTACAGCCTTGCATGATGCAATGGGAGTTGGTATCTCAAACCTTAGAGTTCAATTGGATAAGAAAAACAAAGAAAGCGAAAATCTTTCAACAGCGCTTGTTGTTGTTATGACTGATGGTGACGAAAACGCTTCGAGAGAGCATAGTTCTGACTCCATTAAAAAAATTGTTAGTGAACTTGAAAAAACTGGAGCTTGGACATTTAGTTACATGGGAGCAAATCAAGATGCTGTTTTAGCTGCAAGTAGATTTGGTATTTCTTCTGGAAACGCTATGAACTATGCGTCAACAGCTGGAGGTGCTTCTGTAGCTTATGATACTTTGTCAAGAGGTATTGTGTCAAGAGCTCAAATGAGCAATGTTTCATATTCAGTGTCAGCTTCTCTTGGAGATGTTACGCTTGAAAATATGGCAATGGATAATAACACTTTCTTTTCTGCAGTAGTTGATGGAGACACTGTTGGTGAAGATGATTCAAATCTTAAGGAAGATACTGAAAATAAAGCATAATTTGTTTTGTAGCGACACGAAAAAAGGTTAACATTAGTGAGAGCAAACCAGTAACCTTGCGTAAACCATAATACAAGACCCAGGAAGACTCGTGGAATTTAGAAGCAGGATGATAATCTGAACAAGCTGAAAAGGCAGGATTTGATTCTGGACAAGCTTACAAGTCTGGCCTGCTGTTAGACTCTCTTTAGTCGCTGCAATTACAAATTTAAAAAAGACCAAGATTAATTTCTTGGTCTTTTTTTTAAAAACTATTTATTTTACTATTTATGCTTTCTATATTTATTTCGAATACACGTTAGAACTTTAATTAATCGAAATAAATATAATTTCATGGAAAACAACACTGAAGTACAAGAAGTACAACAAGAAAGACAGCCAACTCAAAATGAGGTAATCGACAATGCGATTAGTAATCTTAGAGAAAACAAATTTAAGACTTACTTTTATTGTCCACCAATGAATTCGCCAAGTGGTGGGATTGGGGTAATTTTAAAAGCAGCTAAAAATTTATCAGATGATGGATTTGATGTAGAGATTGTTTATGAACCAAGACAAGACCAAAGAGCTTCTTATGAAGCTTCTGCAAAAGCTAAGAAACAAACAGATATTTTTGAGAAGTTCAATCCTAAGTGGGTTGATTTTGACATCTCAAATATTTCAATTAGTCCTCTTGGAGATAAAAAAATTAAATTTTCAGATGGAACTGAACAAGATTGTATTCCTCTTAATGTAAGTCCAGAAGATTTCTTAATCATTCCTGAAGGTTTTCCAGATGTAATGAAGAAAACAATGCAAGTTTCTTGTAAGAGAATTATATTTGCACAAAGCTGGTTTTATGTATTAAATGCAATGCAGCCAGGAGAAAAGTGGCAACACTTTGGGATTACAGATGTAATTTCAGCATCAGACGCAATTTCTGAATACTTAGTATCAGTTATGCCAGGTCTTAACATTAAAGATTTTAAACAAGGAATCAATAGAGAATACTTTAAAGTTCCTGAAAAAATGTCGGACAAATTACCAATGGTAGCATTCTCTGCATCAAGAGGTCCAGAAAACAAACTTAAGACTTATAACATCATCAAGACGTTCTACGCATTCTATCCTCACCTTAAGTGGGTAAGATTCCAAGAACTCGAAGGTATGGATAGAGAGCAATTTGCTGAGAGATTAGGAAATTGTGCATTCTACTTGTATACAGATGATATTGCAGGATTTGGTACAGCACCACTTGAAGCAATGGCTTGTGGAACTCATACTATTGGTTGGGCTTCATTCGGTGGTAAAGAGTATATGAATAACGAAAACGGTTTCTGGTGTAACAATGGTGACATTTTTCAAACTGCAGAAATTCTTGGAATTGCTATCGACAAATGGTTGAATGGTGATATGGATAATGAAGACATCCAAAAAACATACGAAGACACTCTTAGTAAATACACTACGGAGGGAGAGAAAGAAAATATTAATAATTTATTAAATCAGTACAAAGATGAAAGAATCAAAGAACTTGAAAGCCTCAAGCAGTAATATACTTGTAGGGTTATACTTGGACAAAATCAACCACGAAGGTCAGTTAAACGAATTGTTTTTCGGACTGGCTTCGCAAACTCACGCAGTTGATGTTGTTGTGTTGGATGCTGGATTGTCTGATAAAGAAGTAGAAATTCTTGCTAAAACAGCAAAAGAAGCTGAAGTAAGAATGGTGAAAACACACCAAGAAGGAGAAGAGCCTGTAGAAGAAGTAATAAAAGCTGAGAAAAGCGTAAACTTAAGTGTTGTAAAAGCATCTGTAAGTAGCTTTCCAAAAGTGTTTAATGACATATTCAACTTAGCTCTTGAAAACGACTATGAAGCATTCTCTATTATAGAGTCTGGAGACGCAGTAGGAGCAAATTGGTATAATATTGCCAATGCTTTTATGAATGAAAACGAAGAAATAGGTTTTTTCTTGCCAATGGTTAAAAACTGGCAAAACGGAGCTCTTTCAGGATTAATGAATGAAGCGTGTTGGGCAGAAGGTATTGCTGAAGAAGCAGGTAAGTTTGATATGAACCTACTTTTAAGATATAACTGTGCTAATCCACTTGGAGGCCTTTATAGAGTAAGTGAGCTTGAAGAATACAGCGAAGAGAAAGATGGTAGATTTTTACCAATGAAGGAAAGTGTTAAAGTAAGTCACTATTATGAGTTCTTTTTAAGAATGATTTATAATGATGTAAAAATGATGACGGTTCCAAGAATTGGTTACGAATTTAGAGTGAGAAATTCTCAAGAGTTTAATCATTCATCTTCTAAAATTCCAGGAAACGTTACAACAATTGAACCAGACAAAGGAGGCGTTTCTCCAGCAGAAATGGGGTTCTGGATGGACCTTGCCAAAAAAGAATACTTCTTTGACGAAGATAGAAACAAGTCATATGGACAGCAACCAGAAAAAGTATAAAGACACTCTAAAGACTATAAAGGTAGCTAAAAAGAGAAAGAAGGAATATTGGACTAAAGAGACTGAAGATGCAGTCAAGGAGTACTTGAAAAACGACTTTAACTATTATCAATACAAAATTGATAAACACAAAGAAGAGGTTGAGAAAAGTAAAGGAAAGAAAAAAGAGCTAAGTATTGATGAAGACTTTATCTTAATCAACGAATCAATGGTTGAACACACAAGTAGACGTGAAATCATTGCTTTGAAAGAAAAGGTTTTCAGAGACAGCATCTATACGCCACTAACGAGGTTGGTCGAAAATATAATTTTCAGCTTTAAATTATTTAGAGCTGGAGTTGATGTTAAAACTCTTCATAACGATTGCATGTCTTTCGTTTTGGAGAAGTTTTGCAACTTTGACCCAGACCAGAATACTAAATCTTTTTCTTTTTATGGAACCGTAGCCAAACACTACCTTCAAAACAAAAAGAAGGAAGTGGATAAAGAGACTAAATCTATTCTTGACTATGAAAGCCATAGTGAGGAAGTGGAAGAGTTGAGTCAATTTGAAATTGATGAAGAATCCGAATTAGATAGCTCTATGGCTCTGTTTAACTATATTACAGAAATCTTTGAAGAAGTAATAGATAAGACTGACATATCTAAAAATGACGCTAAAGTAGCTGAGGCTATTGTGGACATATTTAGAAGTCATGAATTAATGGGCGTATACTCAAAGAGTGCTATTTATAAACTAATAAAAGAACATACTAATCTTGAGACAAAGGATATTACATATTCTCTCCACAGATTCAAAATTCTTTATAGACTTAAAAAGCAGGAGTTTGTTAAAAAGCACAAGGATAAGTATTTTGGTCACGATGATGACATGTTCTTTTTTTCAGAATAGAAATCATGGAAACAGACATCAAAAAAGAAGTGTTGTTTATAATACTCGAAGTTCTTTTTCATGATGACAGCATAGGCGTTAATGATAACAATTGTATTCAATTTTATCATTTTTTATTAGACACATTAGAAAGAGAGGTGTTTGAGATTCCTGCAAAACAGGATGCAGACATCTCTCTTTGTTTTTCTATAATAGAGTTTATGTCAAGTTTTGATTTGATTGAAGGCTCTGTCGTTTGGACATACAAAGGGGTTTCTGATTATCTTAAAGACTATGGTGGATTGTCAGACGGAGAATTTCAAGTATCTATTTCTAAATTTAGAGACATGTATATTTCTATAAAAAAAAGACTTCTTACTCGATTTTTCATAGATTTTTTTTGACTTTCTATTTATAATTAAACAAACAAACAATTATCATGGAAGATAACACAAATGACGACTCTACTAAAAAAAGCATGAACCCAACAAGAGAACTATACGAATCTCTTATGTCAGAGGTTTATAAGTATAAGTTGGAGGAAAGAGAAATGGCTCTGGATAGATATAGAAGGTCTGACGAGCAAATGGATACAGCAGAAAGCTTTATTCTTATGGGAAAGAATGCGATTGCTTTTTTAAAGCAAGCAGCTGACTCGTCTGATGGAATTGAAAAACTGGCCAAAGAAATCAAGGGCATAGTCTATAAAGAAGACGAAGCATCTGGAGGAGCAGCTTCTTTTAATGATTCAGACAAAAAGTTAATCATTGACGCAATGAGGGCTGAAGAAAAAGCTAAAAGAGAAGCGGCAGCAGAAGCTAAGAGGCTTAAGGACGAAAACTTAAGCGATAACAAAGGCGCAGACGAAGATTACGACTAATGGCTTTACAGGTTCCAATATCATCCCCTCTTACAGAGGCACAAAATGAGCTAACATCAAAAATAGGCTCAATGAAGAGTTTATTATCTTCGGATATAGACATAAATTTTAACATCCCAAAAGATAAACAAATATCAGTATTTGACTATCTAATGAAAGTGTTAAAAGCTCTTGGTATTGACCCAGATTTAATCTTTAATGTTTTTTTAGATAAAGTATTTGATGAAGCTGGAACGTTCTTAGAAGAAAAAGTTCTTAATGCAGTAGCGGATTCTATTGGAGAAAAAGGAAGGCAGTTGCCAAACACAATTAATCCATCAGCAACACAAGCTCAAAAAGAAGATTATAAAACTGCAAACAGAGCATATCTTGCTGGATTGATACCTCCTACGTTCTTACAAGCCTTAAAACAACTTATAGCTAAGAATCTTACTATAATGATTTTTGGAAAGGGAGACGCAGCTAATGCGCTTAACCCAGATGCTACAGAAATAAACAGACTTGTTGAGGACGCTATTTGTGGTCAAAATCTATTTAGTGTATCAAGTGACCCAATCGTACTTCAAGAAGATGTCGAATTCAATAGAGTAAAGTTAAAGCAACAACTTGAGAAAGGAGAAGTTGTATTTGAAGTTAGTTGTCAGCAAATAAAAATTAAACTTCCTGAAGACCCTGGATATATCTTTGGTGAAGGCGGCCAATTTACAAGTAGTGCAACATTGCCTCCAACGCCATCTCAAAGTCTTGGAATATTGGTTCAGCATGTAAAAAATTCTGGACAAAGAATTAACAACGAAGAAAATTCTAACTCAATAGGAAAAAGTTTCTTTCAAATCCTGATTCAAAAGCTTCTTAACTACATCTCTTCTTTGTTGTTTCCTTTTTTAGGTCCAATATTTTCAGCAATATCTGGAGACCCAGCTGCTGCAGGAATAGATAACACAAACATTGCATATAGCAATTGTGAAATTATGAATTCAGCTGACGGACCAGCAGCAGTAGAACAACAGTCATTCTTAAAAAGTCTTGCCAACGCACTTCTTAAGGAGCTTCTTAGAATGCTTCTCGTGTTTGCTGTAAAAGAGTTTAAGAAACTTGTTGCTAATTACTTTGCGAAGACTGCGATAGAAAAGCAAAAAAGAAAAGCAGAAAAAATTAAACAGAAATTCGAAATATTCAACAAGCTTGGTCAAGCTGCAGAATTGGCGAGTAAGGCTCAGAAATATGCAGCCGCAGCATCATCTCTTGTTGGAATACTCGGAAGTATAGAAGCATAAAAAATAATAACATGGCAATAATACCAATAGACTCAGAATTACAAGTATCGGAAGAAGTGGCGGATTTTCTTCTCTTTTTATTAAAAGAGGATAGAATTCCAATACCAAAACCAAGTATTCAACAAATACTTCTTGCTAAGACAAGACCTGGATTAAGTTCTGAGATTTTAACAGCATCCATAACTTCCAGGTTTGAAGAAGCTGGAATACCGACTGGCCCACTTATCGGTGGCACTCCAAATGTTATGGAAAATTTTGTAAAAATATTTGTAGAAGAATTTGTAACAGCAATTCAAACAGACATGAGAGTAGACATCGCATCAGATGCTGGAGCAACAGTTCAAGCTTCTGGAGCAAACGCTGGAGGCCCAGTTGTTGCCGTTGGGGCAACAGTTGTGCCGCATACTGGCGTAGGAATAGCAAGCTAATGGAAGATAAGAAAAAAAATAGAGACGAATTAATGCTTGAATCACAAAATCTTGCAGATAAACTCAGTGAGAAAAAAAAGGTGATTGAAACAGCTCTTGATGACCTTGATGCTAAGGCAATAAAAGAAGGTGTATCAAGAGAGCATCTTAGTGGTATGGCTATTATTGAAACTCTTTTTGCTGAGTATGAAGAGATTGAGTTAGAGCAAGAGAAAGTAAATAAAAAAATAAAAGGATAATATGTCAAACAAGTTAGCAGACTCAATTTTACAAGGCCAAGGCCAATCTGGAGGAGTGGTTTCATCAGGGAATCAAACGGCAAGGTTGGTATACCCAGCTATTGTAACAAACAATGAAGACCCATTGGGTATGAAAAGAGTTGTTGCTCGTATAATTTCTCTTGATGATAATGGAAATATAAGTGGCGGAAGAGATAGGGACACACCTACAGAGTCTCTTCCTTTCTGTGTTCCAATGATACCTTCTCATTTTCACATAGTTCCACTTGTGGATGAAATGATTTATATTATACTTGAAAACCCTGCTGATAATTCAGCACCAAGATATTACATAGGTTCTCAAATAAACAACCCATTCAAATTAAAGTTTCAAGACTATAAAGAAGCTAACCAAGTATTCAAATATACAGACTTCAATCTAAATAAGAACCCAGACTCAACCGTTGGTTCTACTCAAGTATTTCCAAGAATTGGAGACATAGCCCTACAAGGTCGTACAGATGCTGATTTAATATTGAGACCAAGAGAGGTGTTTATGGTGGCTGGTAAATTCAAAAAAGGAACTACAGAAGTAAATATCGACAATCCTGCAAACTTTCAGCTAATTCAAAAAGAAAACCCAGAAGAAAACGAGGATGGAGAAAAACTGCTTCAAAAATATTCTCAAGCTAACTTAACAACTTCAAATATAAATATCTATTCTATTTTAGGTAAATTCAGAGATGCGGGGATTTCTGGATTTGAAATCAGTGAAGACCTTAAGTCTTTTGGAGACACAGCAAATGCATTGCATCCTTCAGTTTTTGGTGATGAGTTAGTAAAATTACTTGACCTTATAGTTAGGGTTTTGCTAAACCATATACACACGCCTCAGTTGCCATTGGTCCCATCTCCAGAGTCAGATGAACTATCTGCATATACTGTAGAAGGAGACCTTCAGAGAATACTTTCAAATCACGTTAGGATTAATTAAACTTTAGAATATTGTAAATTTTGCATATATTTGTAATAGAAGAGATTTGTGAGAGAGAAAGTTGAACGAAATTTATCTTAATGGAAGATAGTGAATATATTAAAAAAAGAAAAAACGAACTTACCAATGAAATTAAAAATTCAGAGGAAGAACTAAAAGAGCTAAGGAGTGCATGCAAGCATGAGATAGTTAATATTAAAAACACAAACCCAGAACCTGGGTCATCACAATTAAGAAGAGTTTGTGAATGCTGCGGTGCAGAATTAGGATTCCCTTCTAATGAAGAATTAAAAGAAAACGGATACAAACCAAAGTGATACTATGCAGTTAATAAGAGAAATTGGAGATAGCCTTAAAGATTCAGGAAGTAGAATCTCAACAGCAGAAAGCTGTACAGCAGGCTACATTAGTAGTTTATTAACATCAATCCCTGGTAGCTCAGACTATTTTGAAGGCTCATTAGTTGTTTACAGCAATGAGGCTAAGATGAATGTTCTTGGCGTAGAGAAAGAATTAATCGAAGAGCACACAGAAGTCAGCGACCAAGTTGTCAGAAGAATGGCAGAAAGAGCAAAAGAGGTCATGAATACCGACTATTCAATTGCCACAACTGGATATGCTGACCCAAAAGGTTATGGTACAGAGGAAAATCCTCCAGGTACAATATTCATAGCAGTTTCAACTCCGAGCGAAACAGTAGTTAAAAGACTTGAGTTAAATGATAGTAGGAGTAGAAATATTTACCTTGCCACAATCGAAGCTATAGACATCCTTCAGGATGCTATTAAAAACCATCAGACCTTAGTACTCTAAAAGTAGTAGATTCAGGCATTACTCTCTTGGTTCCAAACTCATCTATTCTATATTGAATAGTATAGGTTTGATTGTGTAATAGCCACCCAGTTTCCAGAACGAAATAATTATTAGGACACTTGTTTATCACCGCTTGATTTACAGAAGTCCAAGGAATAACCTCATCTTGGTTGTTCATTACCATTCTGTATTTAAGGTCATAAGCTGTCTTAGGTTGATTTCTACTGCTGTAGTTAACTCTTAGGTCCACAAACACTTTGTGCGTCTCTCCAATCGAAAGTATGGAGTTATCCCCAATTCCATAAACAGATATTGAGTAATCATTTACTTGAGGCACATTATTCAAATAATAATTATCTTTTATTGTGAAGATTTGAGTAATATCTTGTTGGTCAATACCTGGAACAAAAGTAACACCTTTCCAAATATCTTTATATTGTTGACCACGAGTGGCTGAATTCATAAGTACATCAACATAGTAAACACCGTTTTCCTGTTGGGTAGGAGTAATTCCTGTTATTACTGGCGCTCCATTCATTGTCTGAATATCCACAGTTCCAGCAGAGAAATAGTTTACTGCACTATTTCCACTAAAAGTGTAAAGAAATAATCTTGAAGTTCTATTGTTAGTAACTTGCATTCTATCATCTTGAAATGATTGATTATAAACAACTTCTATGTATGGTTTGAATGCTGAGTTTGTTTTCTCAGTATAAAATGAGGCAATATATCTCGTGTCAGTACTTAGTAGTTCATAATCTCTTCTATATGCAACTCCAACACCATTGTTAACAGAGCCACCGCTTAACCAGTCTTTTACAATGTCAGTAATATCCATATCAATATCTTCATTGCCTATGTCAAAATGTTGTGTAGAATAAGAAGTTACTGCAGTTGAAGCTGTAGGATTTGAAAAAACGCCTGGCTCATCCCATGAATTTACCATAGTAGCAGAATTCCAGTTAGAGTACCCAGTTATGATAGGGTTTCCATTTTGTCTTACAAGATAGTTTTCTTGGTAAAGGTCATACCCTCTTCCTTCGTCCCAATCTTTGTTTATTGGAAAAGTTATAAGGTCATATGATGCTGAAATCCTTTTATCAAGAACATCAAACTCATACTCAGGTTCAAGTATTTTATCTCCTGGTATTGCATTGGTCATTTTTAACCTATATGAAGACACGAGGTCTCCGTTAATTTCTTTAGAATTAATCTTTCTCGCTAATTCGTCAATATCAAATTTTACAATAAATCTACTTATAGAATTTCTTCTATCTGAAGCGGTGTCTGTACCACCTCCTCCATACCACAAATCTGTAACAGCATTTTGACCAGAATTGAATATCTGATATAGATTACTGGCCATTGTATTTGATTTGCTTGGATATATTCTGAAAACTCCCATAAAGTATTTTCTTATAAATATTCATTAATTCTTTTTTATAGACTCTGTAACTCTTTATTTTTTTTGTTGGCATATTTATATTAAAAACAAACTATACTATGCCTATTAGCATTAGATTCCCATTTCAAGAAACAACAGAGGGTGGCGTGTTCATGTCGAACGTGACATCACTTGAAGCTATTCAGACGAACTTAATTTCTTTACTCACAACAAAGAGAAGAAATAGAGTTATGAGAAGTCAGTTGTATTCTCCTTTGTGGGATTACATATTTGAGCTTTGGGATGACATATCTGCAGCAAAATTAAAAGGTGAGCTTATTGAAAAAATAGGCGTGTTTATACCAGAGGTAGAAGTTTCAGAGATTAAATTTAATTTTATTGAGGGAGAAAACTTGCTTGAGGTTAAAGTTGTTTATAAAGCTCGTGACCTTGGTGAAATAGTAGACGAAGTAAGTGTTGTTATACCAGTAGACCCAGGTTCATCTGGAGCAGACGAACACTCTCATGAATAAAATATAGAAAATGGAACAAAAAACTGTAACAGTAAATTATTTAAGTAGAGATTTCATGTCCATTAGAGAGGATTTGATAAACTACCTTAAAACATTTTTCCCAGAACAATGGCAAGATTTTAACGTAACATCACCAGGTATGGCTATGTTGGAGCTTAACGCTTATGTGGGAGACCTTTTGTCTTATGCTACAGATAAGAAGTTTAATGAATTGTTTATTGATGGCGTTACCGAAAGAAGGTCTGTTTATAGGCTTGCTAAAACTTTTGGATATAAACCACCAGGCGTTAGACCTGCAGTGAGTATTTCAGACGTTATCATAGAAGTTCCTCCAACAGCAACTGGTCCAGATGCTACATATCTTCCAGTATATAGAACTGGAATGAGAGTAAAAGGGGCTGGTCAAATATTTGAAACAGTTAATGAAATAAATTTTGCAAGCGATTTTAGCGAAGACGGAATTGCCAACAGAATTATTGAGCCTATTTTCAACGGAAACCAGGACCTTATTAGATATAGAATAATTAAAAGAGAAAAAATTAAAGCTGGAGTAACAAAAATATTCAAAGCTGAAGTTCCAGCGTCTCAAACCAAACCATTTTATCAAGTTGAATTGCCTGACAAGAATGTTCTTGAGATAGTTTCTGTAATAGTTCTTAACGGATTAGGAATAGAAAGAACTCCTTCTTATTCTGAGTTTAATGATTTTAACTTAAATTACTTCGAAGTTGACGCTCTTCCAGAAGATAAAATATTCCTTAATGATGACACTCCAGACACTGTAGATGGAGTAAAGACTGGTAGATATGTAGAAGTAGAAAAAAGATTTGAGAAAGAGTTTCTTTCTGACGGAGCATGCGTGCTTACTTTTGGTGGAGGAGTTGAAGACTACAATGCTTACGAGGCGTACATTGACTCTTTAACAAATGTTGTTAAATGTCCTGACTCAAACAATCTTGATGTTTCTGCTATTTTAAACAACACCGCACTTGGAGTCCAGATTCCACCAAACTCTACAATATTCATAAAATATAGAGCAGGAGGAGGGCCTTTAAGCAATGTTGGTTCTAATGTTTTAAACGAAGTTTCTAACATCAACAGCCAATCTCTTGGAAAGAATATAAACCTTATTCAAGGTGTCCTATCTTCTACACGAGCTAATAACCCAGTTCCAGCAATTGGTGGCGTAGGTCTCCCAGGTGTTGATGAGGTTAAAAGTTTTATTGCAGCAAATTACGCATCTCAAAATAGAGCCGTAACTTTGGATGACTATGTTGCCAGAGCATTTCAAATGCCAGGTAAGTTTGGTGCTCCATTTAGAATATTTGGAAAAGTAGAAGATAACAAGGTTAAGATGTATACACTCACAAGAGATGGTGCTGGAAAACTTGTCGATGTATCTACTAACGTCATCAAGACGAACTTGCAAAGATACATGGTTCCATTTAGAATGATTAATGATTATGTTGAGATTAATGATGGTAAAATCATAAATCTTCAAATAGAAGTTGATTTGTTTGTGGATAAAACATTTAACGCAAGCGAGGTAAAGTCTCAAGCGATAAACCAAATTAAAATATACTTCGATGTAGAAAAATGGCAAATGAACCAAAACATCTACGTATCGCAACTTACAGATTTTCTTAGAGACATACCTGGAATTATAAATGTTGTTGACATAAGATTTTACAATATGGAAGGTGGAGATTATTCGAGCACAAGACATTCGCAAGCAGTTTCAGACAGAACTCAAGACCCAAACACTGGAGCTTTTAGAACTCGATTTGATTATATTGATAACGCTATTTTTGGGACACCTATTTCTATGTTTGAAATCAAACTCCCTTCAAAAGACGTGCTCATAAGGACGGCTTCTGGCGCACCTAACACAGTTTCTGTAACATAACCAGGAAATTTTACTTCTAACTTTATTTTTTTGTCTCTATTTATTATTAGATAGATACTTTTTTATTATGAAAAAATTAAACAAAGAAATAGAGGATAAAATAATTGATTTATACATCAATAAAAAGATGTCTACCACAAAGGTAGCCAAAGAAGTTGGTATAAGCTCTACAGGAGTATCAAAAATCATCAAGAGAAACGGATACTCCACACGCAGTATAAGTAAAGCTAAAAAAGGCGTTAAAAGAGGTAGTAAACTTCCTGTAGACAAGGTTGTTTATTTATATGTTAATGAAGAGAAAACATCAATTGAGATAGCTAAAATTATCGGGTGTTCTAAACCTTCGGTTCTGAAAATATTGAGAGATAATGAGGTTGATTTAAGAAAACCAGGATATAGAGAAAATTATAAAAATCCAAAAACAGAAGAAATTAAAATCCTTTACTTAAGTGGAATACCAATTCCAGAAGTAGCAAATATCATTGGTATGTCATATTCTGGAGTGAATAAAATTCTTAAAAAGTTAAATATAATTAGGGTAGAAGATAAACATAAAGGCATGCTCGACAAGGTTATATCTGAAGAGCATAAAAATAAAGTAAGAAAAACAAGGAAATTAAAAAAAGAATCTGGAGCATATGACCACATATACCTACAAAGAACTGGATATACCTATAAGAAATATCAAGAGATACTCCCAGAATTCAAGAAGTATTATCAAAAAGTTCGAACAATAACAAATCAACAACCTCTTGATACATTAGAAAACTACAACAAGAGAGGTCAAGCTGGAGTAGATGGAAATTATCACCTTGACCATAGGTTTTCGATTGCAAAAGGGTTTAGAAATAATATAGACCCAGAGATAATTGGAAATATTATAAATTTAGAAATGATTCCATGGGAAGATAATCTAATGAAAAACCATAATTGTTCAATAACTAAAAAAGAATTATTAACTATTTATAATCATGAATAAGATTCGTGAAATAATTCAAGAAGAAATAACTAATATCCTCCATAAAAATCATAGTGTTATTTATCATGGGACTCCAAATAAACATGATTTTAATGATATAGGACATGTTTATGATGGGACGTTTTTTTCACCAAATAAAAATGAAGCTTCAAGTTATGGTGAGTTTGTTTATAAAACTACCCTCAAATCTAATAGAAAGAACGAGGGGTGTTTTAAATTGGTTACACAGCAATTATGATGGGGTTATTATAACCGAAGGTGGTGTTGAAAACATTTTGTTATTTAACCCAGTCAAAGAAAAAATTGAGTCTATTAATTTAGTATAAATTTTTTTAATAAGGTTTTATAAATTTAGAAAAAAATGAGATTAACTATTTATCTCATATTTTTCTTTGCTTATATTTAATATAAAAGAGAATGAGCATTCAAAGAGAGGAAATAACGATTAAAAATTTTACCACTGGGACCACTTTAACATACTTTAGCACCAAGTTAGATAAAGTTCCAGGTATTGAAAATGATTTCGATATAGTTCCTACAATAGTTGAATTTGACAATAACAATAATGTTGCTGATGTTACAACTTTTAATGGAACCAGTCTTTGGAAAAGAAATTCAGACAACATTCACGTACCGCTCTCCTCTATTACAAACAATTACACAACAGGTTACTCATATTCTATTGATGTAAATAGAATCCTTAGACAGCCAGAAGTCGAGAATCTTCATACAAAATTTGTAAGCACAATAAGCGCAGCTCTTAACACTGGAGGAACAACTTTTGCAGACTCAGGAGTAGTTATTGACCCTAATGCCGCTGTTCCTGCTCATTTAGAATACGTATTTCATTCTTATCATGAGATTGACGACTTCTATGTAAACATAAAATTAAACAGAACCCACGACACTCTTGATACTTTAAATATTTACAACAACCTTGTAAATAGTATGCCAACTCAAGAAGCGAATACAGGTGTTGTATTTGGTAGATTAATGGCACGTCAGACAATAAAAGACGTAGAAGGTAACAATATAAGCATCCCACTTAGAAACACTCCTATAGGTGTCTTTAACCCATCTGAAGATTACCCAGTATCAACATCAACAGATGTAAATGGAGACAGGCTTTATTTAAACAATAAAGAAAATTCAAATCCAGGTGAGTATTTTAATGCTGAATCTTTTAGTGCAGACACAGAAAGCTATCTTAGGTCAGTTTCTCATTTTACATCAGTTCCAGACCAATATAAATACATTACTACTACCAATGAAAATGGGGAGTTTATAATTTATGATGCCCCAATCGGAAGTCAAATCGTTGTATTTGAAGTAGACCTATTTAAACAAGGTCTTACTAAGGATGAAATTGCCTTAAATTTCTTTCAATTCCCAGCGAGTGAAGATAATATTCTTGACACCATTCCAAATTTTTCTTTTAAGCAATTTCCAATTAATGTAGTAAAATCATGGGGTACAATACAAACAGGATACACCGAACTTGACATAGTTGTTAATTATGACCTTAAGAAGTGGGCGACATACTATGTTCCGCCAATGGCTTACGATAACAACAAGCTTGGTTCTGTAGAATTGCTTAACTTTTCTCCAACCCTTAATGTTGACATTAAAGATATGTCAAAAGAAGGCTTTCCAGTAAAAAATGTACCTGTAGTTGAGATTCATAATATATATGACAAAGACGAAGAACACACTCTTCTTTGGGAGAATGAGTTTCCTCAACTTAAAAAGTCTGCTAAGTTTTTTGAACATGGATTTAGAGCCTTTAAGGTTCCTGCAAATATGTATGACCCTAAAGGTTATAGAACAGATAATGACGGTGTTCCAAGAACAGAGCCGACATCACAAGGCGTTTGGCTTGCTGGATACGAATTCAAGCTTTATTATAATCAACCAGGTTCAATATTTAGAACAACAGGTTTCCAAAGAGATTGGGGATACACGAATCAACCAGGAGGCTGGATTGGTAGAGACCATTTCCATCAAAACAGAGGAGATAGTTCTGATACTCCAAACACTAACACAGGATTCCAAACTTTTCCTCCTTATGATAAACCATGGAATCATCTGTATCCAGATAAGTATAAAATTCCAGCCAAGCCAATTGACCCTAACTATATTAGAGCTACAATGGCAGGTAGATTGCCAGGAGCTAATCCACGCTATCTTGAACAGCCTGAATATAAAGATGGAGACCTAAACGGCCTTAGCGTAAGTCTATCAAGTATAATAACTCCAGGAATAGCTGGAGGGTACGGTGTTCAGTATAGTGCGTCAAACGTTTTTTGGTTCCCTAATAGGTTTTCAAAAGAAGTTACAGCAGGATTTATATACAAATATGAAGCAGGGGTCGCTTGGAATGAAACATATTCAAATGGGTATGAGCCATCTAATGGAAGTTTTCCAGTGCAAGGTGGCGTTTCTAAAGTTCTTAATGGAGAGAAATATCAAAGAGCTGAGTGTGGGTATGGATATTGGTTGAGACCAGAGGGCTGGCCTCCAGTTTCTGCAGAACCATGGGGAGATACTATATTTTCTCAAGCAACAAGAGATGGCGCTGGAATGACAGGTCCAAATTATGAACCAGGCATTTTGTCTGTAGGGCAAAGTAATGGTAACAATATCGTACAAGTTCAAAATTTACCTATTGATGTTTATAATTTTGAGGATAAAGATATTGCTCTTGCACTTGATAATAATGCGACATATTCCGAGGGGGCACTTAGTTTATATAGAGTAATTGACCCTAATGATAGAATCGAAAGAGGGCCAGAGGTTATACCTACATCTGCTATTTACTTCTTTTCAGACTTTTACTTTCAAAGAGGACCTAATGGTACTCAAAAAATTAAAATAGCATATAATACAGAGGGCAATAACCTGCAAGACGAACTTTTCTCTAAAGTAACTGGTGGCGGAGCAAGTCAGCACGCCTTCTTTGGTTATACCAACCACCTTCAAGTTGAGATAAAAAACAATGGAAATATAGATGCAAAAATACCAGGAACAACTATAACTCTTGGCCCAGGTGAGTCATACACTTTTACAATGTCAGAATTACCACTGCAAGGTGCTTCTATAGAATTGCCTGGGAATTCTAATTTTAACTTTGGAACCAGCGAATATGCTGTTGCAAATTACGCTATTAAGTTTAAGAATATTTTATGTAGAGATAAGGATGGTAACACGTTGCCTGGTAACTCTAATGTGCCTGGGCAAATAACTATAAATGGCTCATCTGTTGCCGCAGCGTCTACACCTCCTGTTTACACTTTAACAACAAGTTATGGTAACGTTAAAACTTCTTTGAAAGAGTCTGGCACAAATTCAGGATGTAGAACTTCTGGCGGTTTCCCAGACAATAACAACACTATGAACGCACGAATGAATGGAGCCCTATTCCAGGTTCCAAATACTACTGGAGGAGGTTATATTATAGAAATGAGATTTTTAGCTGGAGGTATTACCCCAGATTGTGGAAGCAGTGCTTTAAATGGAGATATTATCACAATCCCAATGCAAAAAATATAACTATGGACGATAAGAAAAAAATAGTGCTCGGTAGTGAAGATTTTCTTGCAAAAGGAATAGATGATATTTACATCAACGTAAACCTTCAGCAAAAATTCAACCTAATCAAAAGAGAAAGGTTTGATAATAACTTTGACCTTGCTGAGCAATTTAGAAAAGAGAGAAACGCTTCCAGAAGCTTTAGGGTTTATGGTATAATAAACTCTCCTTTGATTGATTGTGATAATTTAACAATCAAGGCTTATGCTAACTCTAACATTTTGTTCGGAGCTCAGGTTCTTGGAAATCAGATAGCCACAATAACTTCTCAGCCAATAGGTTTTGGAGACAAAAATGTTTTTGGAAAACATAGAGGAAAGTATATTATTGAGCTTAATAATTATGAATTATCAGATACTATCTACCTTGAGATTGCTGGAAATGGAGTTGATTACGCAAGAACTGTAGTTGAACAAAAACTCGTATTCAAAGATTCTGATGGAGTTTTCGTTGAATATGGAACAGACACTATTGACCTTGGGATAAATGGTGGTTTTGAAATTATACAAAACGACTTTCCATTTTTCTATAACAAACATTGGATTAAAAACAACTTCCAAATCGAAAAAGTTCTTAAGAGAAATATTAGATTTGGACAATCAGCTTACTATTTGGATGAAGGCGAAGAGGGTACTGTGATAGTTCAGTTGACAGAGCCAAGTGTATTCGGAACTGAAAGTGTTACAGTTAATTTGACATCACCAACAGCGGAAGCGTATGACACAGCTGCTCCTGGATTAGATTTCACTGTGGACACATTTCCTTTTAACTTCCCTATGACTCTAAATTGGGGCGTTGGACAACAAGAGTTAGAAATAAATATTACTGCATTAAGTGATTATATTATTGAGAAGAATGAAGAAACATTTTCTCTTTCTTTAGATAACCCTGTCAACGCAACTACAGACCAAGGGGTTGTAAACATAGAAGCAACCACGGTTTCTATAAAAGACCTTACTCCTAAAGTATCTGTTACATACAACTTCCAAAAAATTATTAACAACATAAACCCAATTACCGACCCATTAATATTCCCAGAAAACCTTGGACAATTTCCAGGTTATCAAATGAATATATTTGGAGCAAAAGAAGGTGTTGGTTCACCAACCGATGTTAACAATAACTTCAGGTTCTTTATGAATGACACTTTTGAGGTTGAGATAAAGAACGAAGGAGGCTCTACTGTGCTGCCTGTAATTCCTGGAGTTACAACGCAAGAGCAATTATTTGCAGCTGGTGATAGCATAACTTTGTCTGTAGATTCTAAATATGTAAACCACGATTCTTTACCAAAAGAAACAGCAGTTTTTGATTTTAGAGAAAAAGATACAGGGTTTGGGTTCGGAGGTTCAAATTATTATAATGGGCCATTTTTCATAAATGGAATTAGATTTGCTAATGGACCTCTTGTTGCAGATGATTTTGTTGAGAAAATAACACAAAAATACGCAGGAGTTAACATTGAGCCGCCATTTACAATTACACAGCAATTTAAAATTGTTACTTTAACTGCTAAGCATCCAGCGTATAACATTAATGGATTCATACCTCAAGAGACTGGAGGGTTCTTTCCAGGTAGTGGAGATTACGCACTTCAAGGTTTTAATGAAACTCCAAATTATACTGGAGGAAGAGTTTCTTCTATAACTGAGCAAATCCCTTTTGAGCTGAAGTTATATGCTAATGATAATAACGCTACAAGTTGTAAGTATAGTTTTGAGATTAAAAAGCCTGGATTTAAAACCGTATTTGTTCCAGCTACAAATATTGCTGCCACACCATCTGGCGCTGATGTGTATTTGGTTACTCCTATACAAAACGTTTCTGGACCAAGCTTGCCTCCAGGAAATGTTGCTGTATGTAACCCTATAACAAACACTCTTGATACTGATGGGTATTACTTAAATGGAATCGCTCTTCTTGCAGGTCTTGTGTTTAATTCAGAAGAAGCCACAGCCACAAACACTCACTCTTCTGGTTATCTGCCTTCATTTAGACCAGCCCCACTTGTTGCTGATTTAATTACATGTAATAATTTGATAGGAATATCTAAAGTTTTATCTTAAGACTATTTATAATTGATGGAGAATATAGATAACATACAACAATACGAAATTTACGTTGATGCCGTGGAGATAGCTCCAGGTTGTTGGAATTTCTTACACAAAGATAAGAAATATTATTTCAATCCAGAATTCGACTTTCATTTGCCTATATTTTTAACGAGAACAAATGAGGTGTTTGAATATGTTCAAATAAACAGAGAGGAAGAAATTGAGGTAATTACAAGGCAAGAGATTAATCCATTTTTTATTGAATTATCTTTCTTTGATGGTATTACACAAAATAAAGTTAGATACGGAAGCGACTTAACAAATGATATGATTGATTTTATTCGTGACGTTAGAGCAGAGGTTTCTGAGGCGAGTAATTCAGAAGTTATATTTTGGTTTGACCAAATAGGTATTAACGAATTCCCTTGGAACAAAGGAACTCCAATAGAAACAACTCTTGATGATATTGATAAAGTGAACGTAGTTCCAAATCATATAATATCTAAGGCAGACTATTTTGACATAGATATAAATAAATAATAATGCAAAAGCACAAAATATTAATCACACTTACTGGAGAAACATCGACAGTTAATTCTACTTTACAAAATGTGAATGGATACCAGGTGAATAAAATTCAAGGGCTTGGAAACGGTATTGTTAACTATTCTAATGTTAGAAATTTTTTAAATAACAATGATAACTTAGTTATCATAAATGATTTTTATTCTTATTTAACTGGAGCAACAACAACTGTTGAGTTTGGAGAGATTTACAATAGCGACCAAAAATTGTCAGATGTGTTTAATAATTACTATAATTCAAGTGTTGTGAACAATCAGTTTCCTCCTTCTGAAGTTATAGAAAACAGCCTTGTTGGCACAACTGGTATGACTGTAATCGACACTATAGCTTTTAAGTACAACGGTGTAGCACCATCAAAAGGTCTTCAGCATATCCCTCTGAGTATTAACGGAACAGAGCGAGAGTTAAAAGTATTTTCAGCGCTTACCACATTTACATATGAACCAAGTTATTATATCCCTGTTTTTATAAGAAGAAGCTATAGCCAAACCGATAGAGCGAGGGTTTATTTTGAAAATATAACAGAAGTGATGAATGATTTCATCCCAGACAATGGAGATGATTCTACAGGAGATAATTACGGCTACGGATATTATTGATGAGTTATAGTTTTAAAATCTAATGGAGCAGTAGGTTTTATCAAAAAAAAGCTAAAATATCAGTAGCAAATAAGACATTGTAAAATAAATATAAAAATGGCAAGAACACATATTATACTACAAGGGTTCGTAGATATTAATCTCGAAACAGATGAGAACGTAAACACTAAAATTGGTTACAAAAAACAACAAGAACTAATCGTTAAAAACATTGATATAAACCCTGTTTTTTTAAATGTTTCTAAATTAAAATCTGCATCAGATAAGATTGAATTACCTGTTGATATTGAGAGTGTGTTTGAAAACATAGGCGTCAATATTGAATCAATACAATTAGCTTCTGTAAAAGGCTCAAGGCTTTATGGTGTTGATGGCGTTGGTTCTGACTGGGATTTAATAGCAATATCAACTGATATTAGTGGAAACGTTTTTAGAGAAACAAATATAGATGGAAACGATTTTGATGTTCACATTTTTTCTCAAGAAGACTTTCAAAACAAATTAGACAACCATGAAATGCGTGAAATCGAATCTCTTAGCTATCCTGAAAATTTTATTATAATTGACAACAAGACTTTTTCAGTTGACATAGATAGTGATAAACTTATAAACAAAGTTAAATTCGAATCAGATGACCTTTGGAACATAGCCAAGAGCAAATTTAATTCAAATGGAGATTTATATAGGGCTGTGAAGGAAATTTGGCATTCATTTAGGCTCTTAATTTTTGCAGAACAAATACTAAAAGACGGCAGCATAACGGATTTTGGTGGAGCAAATTATCTTTATGAAACAATAATAAACTCTAAACAAACTGATTTTGAATTTTTTGAATCTAATTTTTCTACTTTGAGAGAAACTTTAAAACTAAATTTGGACATATACAAAGAAGATGGAGGCCTTGAACTTATAGAGTTTTCTCTTTAAGGTTTTATTTTTTTTATGAATTATTTATATTAAACAAAAAGACTATGGCAGTAGGAACTTACGGAACAGTTAAATTAGCAGATAAAGTGTTTTTATTAAGAAGTTAGATTCTTGTTCTCGAAGTTCAACTCCTTGCCGTTAAACTTTATTGAAACCACGTCAAGTGGAGCGCCTTTTAATAGCCTTAATTCACTTTCTGATGAGACAATTCCATGAGCAACCGTAGCATCAACATCAATATGACTTAAATACCCAGGAGCTTTAGCTATAATAAACAATTTATTTTTCCCTTTAAACTTAGAAAATTCATCATCATAAACATCTGGAGCTTGCATGAAATCTTTGCTAACAACTTTATCGAAAGACCAGAATTTACCTAACCTTATAGAATCACTTTTCATAAATTGATTAAGCCATTCATCATTAACTGACATCCCACGATAAATTAATTCTTTATGTTCCAGATTAAACCTTAGAGAATTGGCCCCCTCTTTATATAGCTGTGCTAAATCTTGTTCTCTATAATCAGAAATATCTAATACAAAATCGCCCCAGTTCTTAATAAACTGACTTAAGCCACCACCTTGACGTTCTTCGTTTAATATGATGCGGATTTCTTCTCTAATTATAAGCCTGATAGTGTCCATATTAATAAATATGGAAATATTTTTAATCAATATAAAATTAGCTGATGTTGATTTTTAAAAATCTTATGTATTTATAATAAAAGGCTTATGCCAAGAAAACTAACAACAGAAGAATTTATTAAAAAAGCAAAAATCATCCATGGATATAAGTATGATTACTCTTTGGTGAATTACAAAAATAACTCAACGAAGATTAAAATTGTATGTGTAGACCATGGTGTATTTGAACAAAGTCCAAATGGACATGTATCAGCTAAAAATGGCTGCTCAATTTGCGCTGGAAATAAAAACGGAAATACTAAAGAGTTTGTTAAAAAAGCAAAGGACGTTCATGGAGATAGATACAACTACTCAAAGGTGAAATATATTGGAAATAAAATTAAAGTTGTTATTAGTTGTATTAAGCATGGTGATTTTGCGCAGAAACCAAATCAACACCTTAATGGAAATGGTTGTCCAAAATGCGCTGGAGTCGGCAGGACTACAGAAGACTTCATTGATGATGCATCAGAAAAGCATGATAATAAATATGATTATTCGAAAACTGCCTATGAAAGATATGACAAGCCCATCAATATAATGTGTCCAATACACGGGGAGTTTGAGCAAAAACCATATATACATCTGATGGGTTCTGGTTGTCAAAAGTGTTCTGAATCCAAAGGAGAGAGAAAAGTGGCTTTATTTTTAAAGAAAAATAATGTAGATTTTGAGAAGCAAAAGATTTTTGATGATTGCAGGAACGCTAAGACAAATAGACACCTTAAATTTGATTTCTATTTACAATATTATAATATATGTATAGAATACGATGGAGAATATCACTATGAGCCTTGGAGGTTATATTTTGATAAATCTATAGCAAAAATAAAGTTTAAGGAAATGAAACAGAGAGATATATTAAAAACAGAGTATTGTAAAAAAAGTGGTATTAACCTTTTGAGAATACCTTATTTTGATTTAAAAAATGTTAATAAAATTATTTCCGATTATTTATATAAAAAAGAAAAACTATGGCTGTAGGAACTTATGGTACTGTGAAGCTCAGTGACGCAGATTTTAACGATGTTGATGTGTTATATTCTTATTCTCCAAATAGAGAATCGCTTGGTGACACAAGTTTCCAACCAATATACAATAGTGTTACTAATAATGAATTTAGAAAAATGCTTGGTGGAGATGGTGGATATAAATTAAGACTTCCAGCCAGCATATTCAACCAACTTGGGTTTTACTTGCTTTTAATTAGGCCAAAAATATTTCAAACAGAAATAGTTGACTGTTCATTCGTCATAACAAATAACGACCAGGAGATACAAATTTCTAAAAAAGGTATAATCATACCAAAGCTACAGTTTCAAAGCACTGGAAGTCTTGTGGGATACCAAATGGAGTATTTTGATGATAATGGTGTTAAGATTAAAAACTTTCATAGAATAATTACAAGCTCTGACCTTGTAAGTGTTAACCCAAACAATAACACAACAAACGCAAGTTCTACTACTTATGTAATTGACCCTAATGGAAATCAATTATTTCTTACACTTACTCCAGATGAAGCAAGTCTAATAACCAACACTGTTAGTTCTGACCTTGGTAAATCAGGTCAGCAAATACTTATATCAAACACTTTCTTTGACCCTGTTATGGTTGAAGTTGAAATGGTAGACCAGTCAATCAAAACATTAAGCTACGTTCTTTACGGAGACTCAACAAGAGACCTTGAGACTGGAGTTTACTCAATATTTGATGACAATGGAAATCTTTATAGACAATACAATCTTGTTACAAGGAAGAAACAGTTTTCTGATGGTAACATTGATGTTAAAGAAGAGAGAAGCAATATTAATAGAGCGCAAACGTTCTTCAATCTTTCTCAAGGTCTTTAAGGGTTATAGTCTAAATCTAAGGAATAGATTTGAGCTTGACACTCTTCTAAGGTTGATGCCAGGAAAATATCATACATGGTCACAGTGGTTCCAGACGATTCAAACAAGTCTATAACCCTGTTTCCATCGTGAATTAGTCTCCATGACATTTCGCTATCCGTTCTGTTTATTACAGTTCCGTTTATATTTTCTTGAGTAACTTCCATAATTAAGACGTTGTAACTGTCCAACCTTTTGATATTAAACTAATAGTAGCCCCAGTTCCATTATATCCTCCGCTTGAGCCATTTGGCGGCTGATTGCTTCCGCTTATGTCTAATATTACACCAGACCAGCCAGAAGGGTTTAATGTTGACATTTCATCAAACGATACAAGTGTTCTATTCACTTCCACTTCATTCATGCCATTGTTTTGAAGTGTTATTGAGGCTCTGTGTGTTGCTCCAGTATTCATCGTTGCCGAAGAAAGTGGCATAAAATCAACAAACCCTAAATCACAATCATTCATACTAATTGCTTTTGTTGCACTTGACGTGTTTGTATTCCTAAAGGTGCCAGAAGAAGGCCCAAGCGCTATGCTTGTTAAGTTTGGGTTGTCATGAACTCTTATATAATCAGTCCTTCCAGATAGCATCGACATATTATGAGCTGGCTGCAGGTCGCATCCCCAAGCTGTATAGTCCCCAGGGTTACTTGAGGGTGCGTGTAATATTCTTGTTAAGTTACTATTTGCATACATATTGAATGAACCAAGCTCATCTATCATGGTCATATCTTGTGTTCCAATCATATCGCATGAATATCCGTTATAAGTGTTTAACTCGCTTATTGCAGGGTGTGTTACGCTTGTTAAATTTAGGTTAGAATTAAAACTAAGGCTTCCGCTCATATTAGAGAGCATGCTTATATCGTGATTTCCTATTAAATCACAAGAATAAACATTATAACTTTTTATTGATTCTGTTGACGCAGAATGCGTAATTGCTGTTAGGTTTGGGCAATTATTCGCAGAAAAAGTACCAAATGTACCCCCTCCAACTGTTATCATAGACAAGTCAAGATTCGCAATGCCAGTAGAGTTAATTCTATATTTTTCAAAATTACTTGTTGAACCAGCGTGTGTTATACTTGTTAGGTTAGGGTTTGATGAAACATTAAAGTCTCCACCCAGACCTAACAACATGCTAACATCATGATTTCCAGTTAAATTACAAGAGCTAACGTTATAGCTACCGAAATTGCTTGTTGAGCCTGTGTGCGTTATCCCTGTTAGGTTTGAGTTTCCATCTAAAGAAAATGTTCCTCCTAAGTCTGCAAACATGCTTATATCGTGATTGCCTGTTATATCACAATCAGAAAGGTCATAAAAACCCATATATTGAGTGGTTGCAGAGTGAGTAACTCCTGTTAGGTTTGGGTTTAAAAATAATGTAAGAGAATTATGTATAGCTATCGTAGATAAATCAAGCACTCCAGTTAAATCACAACCATACGCTCTGCAGGAGCTGACCCAGAACTCGCTTTTATTTGGCTTGATTTAACTCCAGAAGAGTCGGTTCCATCTAAATATGCGCCCCCAATCATAACTACCAATGACGACATTTCGTTTGAAAAGTTGTTCATGAGTTTTATTTGACTGTCAACAGCGCTATCTCCAGAAAATAAAATACTTCCATTTGCAGAACCAGCATCAAATACAAGTTTATTAGACCCAATTGTGTGTAATCTATCTCCAGTAAGAGTTAGGTTTGTATTTGCAAAATTAGTATTAACTCCTCCAGAGAATATATCATAAAGGTCGGTCCCTCCAGAGTAAATAACGCCCCCAGAAGTACCACCAGAAAAATCAACAGAACTACCTAATTCTATCGGTGCGGAGGACTTTCCACATCAATAGAAGGCGCTGATTGCAACCCTGCTATTTCTGAAGTCCAAGGGCTATCGCTTTCTGTTTTAACAAATGTCTTAATCGGCTCAACCTGTGTGCATATTGTTTTATTATCTGAAAAAGTTACAACACTCTGTTTAACATCAAATAAATTTTTAAGCACCTTAACGTTTCCTACCCTGTATAATAAGCATTTACTTGTCTTGAGCGAAAGTTGATACTTTCTAATTGTCTTGTCTGTAGAAAATTCAGAAGTTGTATCTTTGGTTTTGCTCATGGCAACTTCTTTATATTCGTCTAATTTAGGAACAATGTAAGTAAATACAGTTCCTGTAAATCCAGTATCTCCTGTGTTGTAGTTAACTTGTACTAAATATTCATCAGCCCCCTCTCCATTTGTCCAAAATATCTCTGGAGTAAAAGTGTCAATTTGACCCTCTGGCGTAGGGTATTCGAGAATAGGTTTGTCAGGAACTTCAAAAAATGAGAAATAATCTCCAGTCTTAAAATTAAGACCTTCAAACTCTCCTTTGCCTATTGTTGCTCCAGAACTTTCAGTTTGTCCTGTTTTTGGATTTTCATAAGTGCTGACAAAAACATTTCCATCTTCGTCAACAGTTTCGTAATCAGTTAACCCGCCTGTAACGTCAATTTCAAATATAAAATTGGTATCAATTATATATTGGTCTCTATCTTTGAATAGCTCTGTTTTATATTCTCCAAGTTTTTTTGTAAACTGCTCTATTTGAAGGTTATATATGTTGGTAGTAATACCAGTTGTACTTGCTGTTATTGAAAATATAGGATTATCAAGTTGAGCTTGAATATCTGCGACAGTTGGAAGAGTCGTTATCATTTCGTCTTTTGTTCCTTCTGCGTTGGATACTTTCCTTTTTGACTTAAGCACATTGCTGTCTGAGCTCAGCGTTCTTGTAATTGTTTTCTTTTTTATTTCTCCTGTGATGTTATCAACCTCTTCAATTGTTTCTGTTGTTACATCTTCTGTTTGAACTGCTTCATTTGAATAAGATTTTAAGCCACTTTGAACTGTGCTAAACAAATCCCAACTAACACGATACACATCATGTTTTATTTTAACAGTAGGACCGAAGCTTGCAGTGTTTTCGCTAAAGTCAAATATAATAAAAGGCTTTACAAGGTTTGTAAATATAGAAAGCGGGTCTTGCATGTAATAATCCTTCGTACCACCAACGGTTGTATATTGTGGAACTTCGAAAACAGAAGGAACAGTGACTCCATTCTTTGTTGTAAAGAATATGTTTTGATAAAAACTTTGAGCAACGTTTGTAGCGTTGCCTGTTGTTTCTTGTATGGATTTTTTCTCTATCATTATGGTGCTATTGTAGTTTGAGATACTCCTGGTTGAATTTCTCCATAAATTTCATGACCTTCAATTCCAGCACCAAACACGTTGACGTTAATATATCCTTTAATTTTAACCGCATTAATCCTCTTACTTATACCTTGAGAAATTCTTGAATTTATTACAACTGGAGTAAGACTCCCTTCTAAGAAGTCGTTTATTTTAGGAGTAATTTGAATCGGTTTAATGTTAGGTCTTAAATCTGGCGGTAGAGCGTTTTGAAACTCTGAACCATCATTAATCCCTTCTTTGTACACAAATCTTTGTCTGTGAAATATAGTGTTCCTATAAGTAGTGCCCTGACATTCAAGAATTGTTGTAGCAGGTAATAGTTGCATTAAATAATCCTGGAAGTTGACTTCCGTCAAATCAAGAAAAGCTTCAAGTTTTTTAATAGTCAACTGATTTGATTTAGGGTCAGCCATCAAATAATAGTTCATATATATCTTCTTTAACTCAGGGTATGAGAATGAAGTATGAACTTGAGCATTTGTTTTTCTATTTCTTGGCTCTATGTTTGACTTGTAAATAAATTCAGTATATTCTGTGAGTGTCATTCCAGATATTTCTGCAGGATTGACAAAATCACAATTAGCAATAGCATATTCGTAAGGTACTGTATTTGAGCTAAAAATAGGCATACCTTGCGTTCCCCACACCCAGCATGTACCACTTTGCTGATACCAACCTTTAACATCGCACTCAATTGCAGCAGCAGGGCTAAGAGTTGCGCACAGCTCCTTTGTGTTCATTACGTTCTCACTTCCAGTAAATCCTGTATCTCCAACTTGAACTTTGATATTATCATTTCTTTTTAGAGGAAAGAACTCAGGTTCCCACTGGTTAATATATTTTTGACCAGTACCTCTTCCTTTTCCTCCTTCTTGGAATATTAACTTACTCCAGTTATAGTTAGGAAAACCTCTTGGGTTTACTTTTGTAAAAGATACCCCAGTCTGAAGTTGTAAATTTATTTCTGGGTCTGGTATCTCAGTAGATGTAGTCTGTTGTATGTCGTACACAAACTCGTTGAACACAACAAGGCATTCAGGAGCTCCCATTAGTTTAAATAAAAACTGAAGAGCATCTCTTGTTCCTTTTTTCTTGTAAAGCCAATTTATATTAATCAATATCCTCTTCCACATCTCTACATTGTAGTATGCAAATGAATTTTGTTCAGGATTCTCTTCAGAGGCCAGGTACTCAAAAAGGTCAATTTCGCTAAAAGAACTTGAAAGCTTCCAGCCAAGAAGATTACTTAATTTAACCAAAAACTTTTCTGGAACACTATTTTCGTCATTATAATTAATTGTGTGACCATAAGCTATGTTGTCGATAAATTGTTTAATCTCATCAAACTCTTTCGCATAGGCTGATGCAAACTTTTTATATATCTGTGTGTCAGTATCAAATTCAAGGTAGTTATCTGGCAATAAGGTTTTAACCATAATGTCAGTTTTGTCCATATCAACGTTGCCTGCAAGCAACAGCATGTTAGATTGATAGTTTTCAAATTTTGTCCCTTTAGTATCTGGGTTGAATCCATCAATACTTCTTGGCCAAGGCATTTTATATGTAAAATCTCTTTTCTCATCATCAATATCAGGAATGTCAAACTTAGCTTCATTTAATAGTTGGCGCTCCAGTCTTGACTGCTGAATTCTGTATTCAGTCATTCTTTTTCTGGATGGCCTAATGTAGACAGGAAGCTTGCTTGACGTTCCAGCGTTATCAAAAGGAATTACAGCATCATTAATTAGATGACCATCAATAGTGAACTCAAGAGTTGCATTTGTCCCTCCAGTATAAGAATATGTTTTTATAATATGCGAATCAGTCTGAGCTGTAGTTGCTCCGCTAAATTGTATTTCAAACAAATTTGTCTGAGTCATTAAACTAACTTGGTTTCCAATTGGAGAACCTGAGTTAAACAAAATGAATCCTTGATTTATAATTGTATCTGCTGGAATTTTAAAAGTAGATGTTTTTTCTCCAGTTATTTGATTAAAAGTTTGAGTATAATCATATATGGTAACTCCATTAAAATCATCATAAGAAAGAGCAGCGTAAGGAAATGTGTTAAGAATATTATTTATTGAGCGTGCTACTTCTGTATAAAAAGAGCCGAAATAAGAATAACTATACGGGTCAGACGCAACGGGTCTCAATTCATTATTTTGAACCGAAGTCGTAATCATTGGGTTGAAATCGTCAAGCCCCATGTTCTCAAGAGTAGAGAATGGTGTAAATGTTACGTTTTTGGCAGTGCCAGTTAAAGCGTCTGATTCACCGCTTCTCTCAATTCTAAAGTCACCAAACGTAAATATAGACTCTGAGCTCGTATTAGGAAACCTAAGGTCTTGTCCTGGCTGAAAGGCTGGAGATAGTGAATTATTAGGATTTGATGGAGTATCTGCCATGTAGTTGTTTTATAATAAATATTAGCGAAAAAGATTTCTAATGTCAATGCAAAATTTATTTTTATTGAAAACTATTTATATTAGGACAATTATTAAATAAATTTTATCATTCTATTTATAGAAAAAAATACGCTGAAATGAGTTACTTACCAAAAGAGTCAACAACTTTTATAAACATAAAGCTTACCGATGACGGTAGGAAACTTCTGTCATTAGGGCGGCTTACCTTCAATAAAGCACTCCTTTCTGATAGGGAGGTTAATTATGGTATTGACAGAACTGGCGCATATGACATTGGGTGTAGCAACAGAGTAATTGCACCAAAAGATAGTGCTCCTAAATTTGCAAACCCTCTTAGTTTTGATGGCTCTGATGCATTTGATATCGTGGTTGGTTCCGCAAATCAAATAATCACAGCAGCAACAAACTCTATTGGATTTTATACTGGAGGTACTGGAGCTTGGGCATATGATAGTGAAGAAATTTTAGGTAGTAATACAATAGACTACTCAACATACGTTCCTGATGGAACAAATGTTATTACTGTAGCTGGAGGTGGTACTGGGTATTTTCCAACAGGTGGAGAATTAATGTACATCCCTTGGGAACCAGTTCAAAATAGTGGAGTTACTTATGATGCATCAACAGCGATTCTTTCGGCTAATCCTACAAATAAACTATGGTACAGAGTTCTTTCTGCAGATACAGGAACTACAACTGTAACCCTTGATAGAGCAGTTCCAAACTTTGGAGCATCTCCAACGACACAAATAATTAATTCATATTTCTATCCTTTTAATGGTGTTGAGACTTATTATGGTTCTGCCGCAACAGTTAATACTCAAGTTTGGAATATGAACATCATCAGAACAAGTTCTGTAGAAGGTACTGACACATCAATTAGTGGATATACCACATACGGTTCAATAGAATATAATGGAACCAAACAATATCTTGGATTTGAAGATGGAACCAGACAGTTTGGCGTTGTTCATTATACAAACGAATTTACTGGAAATACTTATGCTGAGCAACTTGTTGAGAAATCTGTAGAAATAGATATGCCAGAAGTTATGTGGCATAAATACCCATCTATCGCAGGTCAAGCAACCGCTTATGGTCTTAAATTATATGACTACGCAGGCGCAAGCACATTTGATGCAATTTCTCAAACGACTTATAGAGACTTAAGAGATGGAACTTCTACATCTGATTCTATTGTTGGTAGAGTTTACCACAAGCTTAAGATGATTATAATTAGTGACCCAGAATTACTGACTGCTTTGACATATAAATCAAACAGAAATTATACATTGCCTAACTTGAATTTAGACACTTCTTCTGTGCCTTTGGCTCCTTTGAATACAACCACTTCTACAGGATTGCTAAAGAGCGGATATACATACTTTGTAACTTACATTACAGAAAGCGATTCAGTATCAGCAAGTGGCTCTTCTTATGGTTATCCGCAATCTTTACCATGTCAATATATTCAAAGAATTGATGGCTCAGAAGATTCTTTTGGAAATCCTCAATATCTTAGAGCTTTTTACAATACTTCATTATTCCCTTACTTAAGAACTTCTTCTGGCATGGATTCTTATTCAGGAACTGGGTGGAATGCAAACAAAGTCCAACTATTGGTTAACGAAGTTAATTTGACTACAAGCCCATCGGTTAACTTTAATACAATACCAACGGATGGATGGAGACTTATGTCATCAGGAGTAACTGGTAATGGTCTTTTTACTGGAAGCACTGGCACGAGCACCATTTCCCCTTCAGACCTTTCAGGATTTCAATTCGTTGTATCAAGAGAAGATTATGATAGTGGCTCTACTTATGTCCTGGATTCAACATTTAGCGATAACAACAATTACGCAGCAAGCGGTTTGACTTTTGGAAATGAGTCTTTCTTTTTTGGAAATATAAAAGCAGCTATTAGAGCTACTTCTTTTAAATCTGTTATGACAATTCTTGCTCCAGACACGCTTTACAACACTTCTGAGAATTCAAGTTTTGATGGACTATTAGATACTGCCACATACATAACTGAGGTTGGAGTTTTAAATAGCGACAACGTTCTTGTTGCAGTAGGAAAACCTACATACCCTATTAAGAAAAGTTCGGCCAGATATTTAGCCTTTCAATTAGAGATAGATTTTTAAGGGTTTTTTTAAATTAACATATTTATAATAAAATAAAAAGAAATGGGATATATACCTTCAGCAGATACAGTTTACGCAGTTGCTTACTTGACAGAGACAGGTAGAGCATATTTGTTTGATGATAATGGAAACAGGTTTGACACAAATGGTGATGACTTATTTGAAATAACTAAGTTTACACTTTCTGATACAGATACTAACTATCAAACTACTTTTATACTTGAAACGGGTGAAGTTCCAGATATTACTGGAAAATCCGAAGGTTGTTTGAAAACTACTGCAAACTACGTGCAATCAAATTTAATTGCATTCGTATTTGATGATACACCTATAAATGTTGAGTATGACACCGATTTAGTTGGAAACTCGCTACTTATTCAAGAGTCAACATTGCCTGATAAATCAGCAGGAGAAAACCCGCCACCTGGAAGTATACCTACAGGCGGTATACAAGTAGCATTCGGCCCAGGAGCATCAAACTTATAATCAATTTATAAAATTAGAAAAAAATGGCACAAGCAAATCAAGACCCAGCAACTATAGGATTCCCAATGGCTCAGGTGGTTAATTTTACAACTACCAACTTAGACAATGGTGACCCTTTTGTTGAACCTCATACTGTATCTGGCCCAACAGGTTCTTATAATGTACCAGTTTCTGCAATTAACATTGGAAACAATAAGATTGTCATTCCGTTGACATCAAACACTTCTCCAGGAGCAAATTTTTTAAAACTACACCTGCCACAACCTAACTCAAGTGAATTTTATGTAACCTTCTGTTCAAAAACAAATGGTTCTCAAGATGGATATTATGATTACACTACAGGTATCTCATCTGCTTATAGAGCAGACCTTAGAACTTTTTGTTTAGATGGAGCGCTCTCTATCCCTTCTCAAGGAGCTTCTTATGCTAAAACTTTGGTATTCCAAGTTCTTGGTTTAGATACAAACGTTTCTTCGGCAGCGATTCAATACACAGTTAGGTTTTCTGCAACTTTTGGAGGTACCACCACAAGTAGTGCAATTTAAAACTAAATAAAAAAATAAAAAACAATGGCAAATAATCCATACAAACCGATAACAAGTATAATCTCAACAAGACAGGAAACTTCTTCATTTACCACTGTAAATGATAGTGGTCTAACATATACTTTATGTGATAGAACAGATTTGCTTAGTAAAGAGGCAAATTATTTTATATCATTTAGAATGCCTCACACTCAAGCGAATCTTGACACAGGTTCAACTTTGTCGTTGCAAAACCCAGAACTTCAACAGTTAAATGTTGACAACATGGTTATATCTCCAATTCCAAGAGAAGAACACAATGAAATAATTGATGGTAGAAGCGTTAGATTTATTGTACCTCAACTAAGCGGAGCTACAGGCGTGTCTGGAATGACAGTGGTATCTTCTACTTATGGTCAACTTACTAAGGCTCAAGATTCAGTTCTTCTTGGTAATAATGTGGCTTTTTTGTTTGCCGATGACATCAACAGGCCAAGAACTGGTACTACTGGAAACGGTAACGCATCATTTTTGCCAAGAACCACTTGGGATGTTGTACCTTTTGTAAATAAACCAAAAGCGCACGCATATTCCGACCTTCAAGCTGCCGACATTAATACAGATACAAGAGCATGGTCTGGAGTTAACAAATCAGTAATGGTTCAAGAAAAATATCCAACAAGCACAAATCAAGGATATAATTACGACATCCCTGTTGGGTTTGTAGCTCTTGATAAAGGTTTTATGGTACTTACTCACCCAGACATAGTGAACAACATTCCATGGGGACAAGGTTATGACTTAATTACAAATGCAGCCAATACTTCATCAGGAACTACTGATGTTTATTTTTCAGGAGGAGCAAGTGTTTCTCAAGTTACATTTAATGATATTGACATAAACTTCAGAACTTCTGTAGTGTGTCTTGCTCTTCCTTCTGAGTTTGTGTTTTCTACAAATCCATCTTGGAACCTTGCATTCAACCTTCAGGAGCTTAATAATGGTACAAATGGTTTTGAACCAGTTCAAGTTACAGAGATTGGTTTGTATAATAAAAATAGCGAACTTATAGCGGTTGCTAAGATGGATAGGCCAGTTGAAAAAACTTACACAAACTTGATTACATTTAATTTAGACATAGATGTTTAACGACTTGATTATTAGTTAGTTATGGCTGGAATTTACAAAATAAAGAATATGATTAATGGCAGGGCTTATATAGGTTCTGCCATTAATTTTTCAAGACGCATAGGTGAGCAAGGCGAATTTGTATTTGCTGTGAAGAACAAGAAGATTATAAGCCAAATCTAAATATAACAAATTTGAAAAAGCTCTTGATATTGTCAAGGGCTTTTTTTATGTTTTATAAAACAAAAT